AACGCAACGTGGACACGAATATCCAGATCGCCGGAAATGCTGTCGGCCGTTGTGTCCGGGGCGATCGCGGTGTTCCCGCCCGTTCCCGGCAGGTCGAGATAGTAGTCGTCGCCCGTCTTGCGCGTGACCTTCACGCCCTGACCACGACCGAAGATCAGGGCACCCGACGAATCGAGGATGACCGCCCGAAGCGTAGACCGAGCGTTCACCTCATCCGACACGACAATCCCGTCCACCGCGACATCCCGCTCCACCCAGGACCCCGCCGCCGTCGCGCGCGTGAACAGCCTCACAGCCCGCTGATCCCGGTCTTGAGGCGGATGTCATCGACCAGCGCCGGGGCGACCATCCGCGCCACCGCCCGCCGATCCAACTCGATCGTCACGTTCACCGGGCGACCACCGCCCGCCACGCTCGCCAAGCGGTCCAGCGGGATGATCGCTTCCGGTCCCGCCTCCCCGACCCGCGCTAGCATGTCCCGCATCACGACCCCGCCCGACGCGAACTCCGGAATCCCGCCACGATCCGCCAGGTCGTCCGGCGTCATGATCGTCTCGTCAAAGTCGGGCAGCGTGATGCCCGAGTCATAATCGGGTGCGACCGGGTCCCGCGTTCCGGGTAGCTCCTCGTCGATGTCGCGCAGCGACCGGTCCACGTCCTCGACCCGCGCTTCGGCTCGATCCGCGTCACGGAACAGGCCGCGCACCGCGTTCAGCGCGTCCTCGATGCGATCCCGGACACGACCGATCGTGCGACCGATCGCGTCAACGACCTCGTCGAACACGCCCTCCGCCCAGCCGGCCAGACCGGTCAACGCGTCCTGGATCGCCGCCCGGATCGCGTCCCAGATCCGGACGGCGTTCTGCCTGATGCGTTGCCAGACGTCATCCAGCAGGACGGCTATTCCATCCCAGACGCCGCTGATGTACGACCGATCGTTCTCAACGGCCTCCTCGATCATCACGCTCATCGTGTCGAACGCGCCCGTCACCGCGGCCACCGTGCGCGGCCACCGTTCCTCCGCAAGAGCCGTGATGCCATCCCAGGCGCCGGACAGCCAGGTGCGGTCGTTCTCTACCGCTTCCGTGATGTTCCGGCTCATCGTGTCCATCGCGCTCGTGATCGCGGCCGTCGTTCGCGGCCAGGCCTGTTCAGCGAGGGACGTGATCCCGTCCCAGGCGCCCGATAGGAACGACCGGTCGTTCTCGACGGCTTCCGTGATGTTCCGCGACATCGTGTCGAACACCGTCGCGACGGCGTTCACGGTCCGCGGCCACCGTTGCTCAGCGAGCGTCGTGATCCCGTCCCAGGCGCCCGATAGGAACGTCCGGTCGTTCTCGACCGCTTCCTCGATGTTCCGGCTCATGGTCTGCCACGCGTTCGCGTCGATGCCCGTCATGCCGCCCGTGATCGTGTCCAGGAAGGACGACATGCCGTTCCAGACGCTCTCGACGATCGTCGCGATCATGTTCGACACGTTCTCCACCTGATCCCGCATCGCGTCCCAGGCGCCGCTGAAGTCCCCGCGTAGCAGCGAGGCCAGCGCGTTCAGGACGTTCGTGATCGTCTTCACCGCGCCCTCGATCACGGCGAGGGACGTGTTGAAGATCATCGTGACGAGCGGCGCGATAGCGTCGAACGCTGGCTTCAGGACCTCAGTCCAGACGGTCGCGATCGCGCGGAACGCCGCTTCCACGCCCGCCCACAGGCTCGACGCTAGCGACAGGACGCGTTCGACCGTCTCGTTCGTCGTGAGGCCGACGTCGTCCATGTCGCCGGACCACGCGTCCCGGATGCGGGTCAGGAACGCGATCGTGTTGTCCGCGAACGTCGTGAACCCAGCAAGGGCCGCCTCGAGGACGCCGGTGATGACCGGCCCGAGAAGCTGACCGATGTCCGTCATGAACGACTCGCCGGTTGCGACGATCCGTTCCCAGGTTCGTGCGATGCCCTGATCCATCTGCGCGAACGCCGCTTCGGCCGACCCGGCGGACTCCTCCATGCCGGCCATGTTCTCCGCCATCGTTTCGCGACCTTGATCGCTCGTCAGCATGGTGGCGGCCATGCCCGCCTCGATGCTGCCAAACATGTCGCTGATCCGTTTCCCCTTGCTGTCCGCGTGTTCGGCCAGCATGATGAGGGCTTCCTGGAACGTGCCGCCACCCTCGATGAACGCCGGGAACGATTCGCCCGCGACGTCTGCAAAGACCATCCCGACACCGCTCGTGCCGTCGCTCAGCTCGGCCATCGCTTGCCGCAACTTGGTCGCGGCCTTCTGGCTCGGTTCGCCCTGCGCCGTCATGGCGGCGAGGGCTGCGGTCGTCTCGTCGAACCCGATCCCGAGGGACGCCGCGATCGGCGCGGTCTCGCTGACCGTTCGCGCTAGCTCGTCGATCGTGGTCTTGCCCTGGCGCACGCCGGTAAACAGGATGTCGGCCGCCTCGTCGGCGGACAAGGCTTCGACGCCGTACGCGTTCGTGGCGCTCGATAGGGCATCGACCGCCGTGTTCAGGTCTGACACGCCGCCGACGGCGAGCTGGTTCGCGGTCTCCAGGAACGCGAACACGTTCTCTTTCGGAATGCCGGCGCTGATCGAGTCGTACAAGGCGGGGATGATCTCGTCGGTCGTGACGCCGGCTTCCCGCGCGAACGCTTGAACGTCGTCCGTCATGTCGCGCATAGCCTCGTCTGACATGCCGGGCATGAGGGTGAAGACCTCGTTCATGCCGCGTTCCATCGCGGCAAACTCGCGGACGGACAGCGCGGCGAGACCCGCGATAGCGACGCCCGCCGCGGCGGTCGCGCCAGCGGCGACGACACCCAGGCGGGCGAGCGGGCTGCGCGGTCCAAGCGCGGCCGTCATCTTCTGGTTATAGGCGCGCGTGTCCGCCTCGAGCTGAACCGCTACGCGCCGAACGGCGTCCGCCATGCGGGGTCCTCCTTCGTTCCTACGCTAGCAGACGATGCCACGCGCGGACCGCGTCGTACATCTGTTCCGCCGATTGACGCTGCACCGGTTTCGGGATGAAGTCCGCCTCGGTCGCGGCCGGCGTGTTTCGGCCCCGGTTCACGTTGTAGATCATCGCCAGGACACGCGCGACGCGCCGGTCATCCCGTTCGACACGCGCGCGGTACGCGCTCGTGAGGTGTTCGTACTCGATGGCCGTCAGGTTCCAGAAGTCCGCGCGGGTGATGCCGATGAGGGCGACGGTCTCGCCTTCCATTCGCAGGAGGTCATCGACCGTCAGTCCTTTCCCGGATCACCGTCCCCGGCATCGTTCGTCACGTCCTGCGGCTTGCGGCCGGTGATCGCTTCCGTCACGGTGTTCACGATCGGCAGGAACTGGTCGGCCTCAAGGTCATCGAGCAGATCGGTCTCGCTGATGTTCGCCGCGTCCTCGTCCGCCGCGACGGCCGCCAGGTGCAGGAAGCGAACGAGCTGACGTGGGGACCGCATCCAGGACAGGTCGCCGGCGTAGATGCTGACGCCGGTCTCGTCCTCGAACGCGGCGGCCACGCCGAACGTGACGCGGATCGGGATCGTGCGGCTGGTGGTCTTGATGCGGTACGTGCGTTTCGCCATGCGGGACTCCTCCTATGAGTCAGCCCGCCCGCGTGGTGACGGGCGGGCCGTGATGCGATCGGGTCGGATCAGCTCGACGCTGCGAGCGTCGGCTTGCCGCTGACCTTGAACGTGATCTCGCGCGTGATCTTGTCGTCCAGCGGCGACTGATCGCCGAGGCGCGTGACGAACCCGCCGAACGTCCAGGTCTCCCCGATGCCGGTCGGGAACACGATCTTGTAGTTGTGCAGGACGTCATCGTTCAGGTCGTCCAGCAGGTCGCTGTGGTTCGTGCCCTCCGCGTCGTACTGAATGCGGAGCGTGACCTCGCCACCGTCCCGGAGGCCGGGGATGAACGTCCGGTACCGGTCGGCCGTGTTGTGGACGGTCGTGTCCACGCTTTCACGACTGATCGCGGGCGGAACGACCTCGACAATGTCCGCGACGGCGGTGAACGCCTCGCTCGACGCGCCATCGCCGCGCTGCAGTACGGTTTCGTGACCAAGAGTCGCCATGCGTACCCTCCTCGGGGTTCAGTCTAGATGATGGCCGATCGGAACGTGACCGACCACAGGGGCTTGTTGTCCTGTTCGGCATAGCCGAGCCAGACGGGTTCGACCTCGACGAACAGGACGGCTTGTTTCGTGCCGACCGTCAGGATGCGGGCGTGTAGATCATCGGCAACCGCGTCTGCCTTCACGCGCGCCGCGTCGTACCCGTTTTCGATGCCGCGGATGACAGCGCGTACGCGCGGGTACATCGTGCTTGTACCGCCCGCATGCAGCGCGCCGCGCCTCGGTCCACCTTCCCGCGTCAACGCGATCTGCGGGCGGTTCACGATGTCCGGATGATCGCTGGTCTGACCCTCGAGGATCAGCCAGCCCGTGTCGGTCGGGTCGAGGTCCACGTTCGCCAGGCCGGCCGCAACGAGTCGATCGCTGATCGCGCGTAGCACGCTCACAGCATCACCTCGTAGACGCGCGGGCCGCGCCGGTCGGGCGTGCCCGCCTCCTGAACATTGACGACGCGGCGTTCCCGCGTTTCACCGTCGATCAGCAGCACGTCACCCGGTCGGACCTCGGTCATCGTGACGACCGTCGTGTCCGACAGGACCTCCTCCCCGAACGTCGCGGCGCTACCGACGAACGACGTGACGGTCCGTCGCTGCTTCCGTTCGACCCGACACCGGATCGTGGTCGAGGTCGCCCCACTCGGGTTGCCGAACCGGTCGAGACCCGTGGACCGCTTCAACGTCGCGGTCTGATCCAGGAGGCGTTCGATGTCGCGCGGGCGCACGGCTAGAACACCGCGTCCAGGGTAGACCCGCGGTCTGGGTACTCGCCGGCCGCGTCGTAGATGGCGCGGTCGATGAACGCGCCGCTTGCGATGATGCCGCGCGCGATCTCTTCCGGCCGGCGGTACGTTGCCGACCAGGACATGAGGCGCTCCTGCATCTTCCGGTCCGGATCGTTCCGGATGATGTCAGCCGCGGCTTGATGCGGCCGATAGTACGTCGTCTGGTCGGCTGCCGGCTGGTCTACCGGCAGGTCCTGGCTGGTTGCGGTGAGGACGGCCGTCAACTCGGCGTCGCTGAACAGCTCGGCCGACGCGTCCGTGTCCCGAAGGTACAACCGGACCCAGGTCAACGCCCAGGTCGCGTCCGTCGGGTCGATCGGCGTGAGGTTCGCGTCGTCGTAAGCCATGCCGTGCCTCCTACGCCTGGCGGTGCCCGAAGGTCGGGCTGACGCGCGTGCGGCGCGGCGCTTCTTGCCGCGTCACCTTCCGCGCGGACGGTTCGTTCAGGTGCTGCACCGGGTTCGGGAACACGCCGAAGATCGGGAGGCGGACCTCGCGGTACGCGTTCCTGATGGCCGTGTCGAACGCGAGCCGGTGTTCGCCCGGGTGGTTCAAGTGCGGGCTGGATAGAAGGAACGGCATCGCGGCGCGCGGGACGTAGACCATCTGGCTGCCCCAGAACGCATCGACGCCGGGGAGGCGCCGGATCGTCTGCGGGACGGGTTCCCCCAGCTCGATGCGACGCATGATGTCGGGCGGTTGGCATTCGTCCGGGAGGACGCATAGCACGGTCGGGTGTTCGACCGTGGCGGCCAGCGCGAGTGCCGTGGGGAGCGTGTCATCCGCGATCACGTCATCCTCGATGAACAGGAGGTCCTGACCGCGGTCCAGGGCGGCGTTCATCGCGACCTTCGCCGCGCGCCGCAGGATGATCGGTCGAGCCGGACGGCATCGCGTCCGGATCAGCATCGGCCGGATGCCGTGCCGCACGAGCGAAGCGACCGTCCGGGCGCGGGTGCGCCAGCGGTACTCGCACGACACGATCACCGGCAGGGCGTTCATTCCCCGTCGAGTCCTTCCGCGGCACGGATGCGAGCGGCGATCGTTTCGGCCTTCGACGCGCGACCGATGTCGATCCCGTTCTCGTCTGCGTACCGTTTCAGCTCCTCGACGGACCAGTCGTCGAACGGGATGACGTCATCCGTCCCGTCCGGGTCGGTTCCGCGGGGAACGATCTCAATGTCGGGATCACGCAGGATCGGGTGCGACGCGCGCACGTCCTGAATCTGTCCCGCGTGGTTCCTGATCGTCACGATCTTTTCACCGGTTGCCATGATCGACTCCTTCGTCTAGGTTCACGCCTCGGTGAGCGTGATGGTCCCCAGCTCGTTCGCGCGGATCGTCTTGTTGCCCCAGGCCATCTGGGCGCGGACGCCGATCGCGAACTTGTTCTCGAGGCGGAACGCCTCGGGCTGACCGGTCAGGGCGCGCGCGTGCGTGATCGCCGAGTTGCGACCGACGAGGGTCTTACGCAGCACGTCCGTCGAACCGGCGTCCACAAGGTTGTTGCTCTTGTAGATCGTGAACCCGGCGGCCTGACCGACCGCGCCCGACTGAACGACCGCATCGCCCAGCGCCGACGCCTGCGTGAACTTGGTGTCCTTCAGGAGCTGCTCGTACCCCTGCGGGCTGGTGACATGCCAGCGGCCCTGGGACGGGACGTTCGCTTCGTCCATCTGCCGGCCGGCCTGGACGAGCGTGTTGTAGTACGAGATGCCCGACCCGCTCAGGTCCAGGTCGATGTTCGCCAGGCCGGCGTTCGCGTACTCGTCCGCGATCGACTGGTCCACCTCATCCGCCATCGCGTACGCGCCTTCCGCGGTGTACGCGTCGATGAGGTTCACGTTCGACAGGTCCGCGTCGAGATCGTCGATCTGGAACGCGAAGTGCTTCCGGACGTTGATGACGAGGTCCGCCTGGGTGGCGGTCGCCGCGGCGTACGTGATCGACGTCGAGGTCGGATCGTAGTCGCTGACGCTGACGGCGCCCGGCCGGCTGATCTTCACGGTCCCGCCAGGACGAACGTCGCCCTGGTAGTCCATGTTCACCAGGCCGGCGAGGACCAGGTTCTTACGGAGGTTGACGTTCAGTCGGGTCGCCCAGACGGACGGGATGAAGGTCGAGAGTTGGTTGACTGCCATGATGCGGGTCTCCTATCGGGTGCTAACCGTCGAGGACGGCCTTCACCTCGTCCCAGCGGGACTCGATCTCCTTCTCGGACATCGACGCGATCTGGTCGCGGGTGAGGCGTTTCGACGCGGGCGGATTGCCGGGCGCGGCACGCGACCCGGCCTTCGGATTGTCGGCACGCAGGTAGGGTCGGGACTCGAGGAACGTGTTCACGTCGAGGACGCCGTCATCGTCGATCAGGTCGTCGTCGATCAGTCGAACCGCGTCGTCCACGTTGACGACCTTCCCAGCGAGCTGGTTCGCGATCTTGAGGCGGCGGTTCTCGTCGCGTAGCGCGGTGAGGTCCTTCTCGCGATCAGCCATCTCGGCTTTCACGCGTTCCGCCTCGTCCATCCCGGCGCGTTCCCGTTCGGCCTTCAGGCGCTCTTCGACCTCGCGGGCCGTAGCCTTCCGGGCGCGGGCGATCCGGGCGTTCACGATCGCGTTCAGCTCCTCCTGCGTGTAGGTCTTGCCGTCCGGCGCCTGATCCGACGCGTCGTCGGTTTCGGGTGCCGTGGTGTCGGCCGCCTGATCGGCGGTCGTGTCGGCCGCGGTTTCGCCCTGATCGGCGCCCGCCGCGTTCGGGCTGGTCGTGCGTTCGTCGGTCGTGCTGGTGGTCGATGCCATGCGGTGGCCCCGAACTTGCTACCCCGCGCGGGTACGCGGCACGAGAACGATCACGACGATCGTAGCAGGGTTCAGTCGAAGTCGCGCACGATCGCGTCGGCCAGGTCGTCCGGTAGGTTCTCCCAGACGACGTCAACGGCGCGCGTCAGGTACCCGCTTTTGGACCGGTGCAGCTCATGCACGGCGGCCGCGTAATCCGTGTTGTAGCTCACGACGGACGTCAGGATGCGAAGGTTCGCGAACTCGATCCGGCCTGATCCCTTCAAGTACCCGGTGTCCACCGGCACGAACCGCTGGGACACGCTGAACACCTGCTGCGCGGCTTCGTTCAGGCCGTCGCGTAGCGTTTCACGGTTCGCGAGCGGGACGCGCGCCAGGTCCGCGACGGTTGCCTTCCCGCGTCGCGTCAGGGTCGCCCGAAGGTTCATGGTGTCCAGACCGGCGTCGGGGCGCGCGTGCCGTTCATCACCTCGAACGGTGCGGGACCATCGTTCGGCTCGAACGACGGGTCAGCCACCGTCGCGCGCGTGATCGCTTCCGACCGGCGGGCGCGGTGTTCCGCGTCGCCACGAACACCAGGCGGCCAGTCCGGCGCCCACGGCACGAGGACGCAACGATCGTTCGGGTGCAGCATGGCCGTCGGTCGATCCGCGAGCCGGTAGACCATGCCGTCCCGGTACGCGCAGAAAGGGCAGACGCGCGCATCGTTCGTGGCGACCCGCTGGACGTACTCGATGCTGTTCGCGGTGAACGTCGCGACGCGTGCATCGTCCGTGGTGCTCATCGCTTCCGTCCTGACGATCCGTTCCGCCTGGTACGCGAACAGGCGAGTCTGATCCTGCACGGCGTTCGTCAACTTGCCGACGCCGTCCCCGCGGGACAAGCCTTCCGATAGGACCCGGCCGACGGCGTCGATCGTGTCGCGACTGTGGCGGTGCAGGCGTTCGGTCGAGCGGGTCGCGAGGCTCGTCAACCGGTCGAGGTCTACGCGCGGTGCGAACGTCGTGATCTCCTCGATCAGCTCGTCACGGTATGCGGCCAGCGTGCGCCGGCCCGTGTCGATCCCCGCCTCGTACGATCGGCGCTGCTGCTCGATGAACGATGCGGGAACACCGGAAGCAGGCGTCACCTCAAGCTGGTCGATGATCGTTCGGACCTGGGCTAGCAGCGTGGCGGCGCGCGCCTGACGGACCGCGGTTTCAGCGTCCGCGAGACCCCGCATGGCGAGCGATGCGCGGCGGGTCTCCTCAACCAGGCTGCGTTCGATCGGCCTCAACCAGGCGAGGAACGTGTCGAGCGTCTCCTGCTCAATCGCTAGACTGACGCGATCGACCATGTCCGCGAGCCGGTCGAAGTCCGGCACGGCCTACGCGATCTCGCCCGGTTCCCGACGAAGCGTCGGCGGGCGGTTCGACTCGATGAACTCGGTGAGGTCCGCGTCCGTGTACTGATCCCCGATCAGCTCCTGCGCGACGCGTGCCTTCACGCTGAACGGAACGGCACCCAGGTTGTCCGCCGCGATCAGGGCTTCCCAGCGCGCCTGACGCTTGTACGACTGATCCGGCGTGATCGTCACGCGCACCCGGGGAAGATCGAGCAGGTCGAGGTAGCGCGTCGCCGCGTCCGACATGACCTCGCTCACGGCATCCGCAACGTCCGCGTCGGCCTGCGCTGGAACGCGGTTCGCTTGGATCAGCGCTTCACCCGACGGTGTTTGCGTCCCGAGCGATCCGGCGTGTAGGAACGCGGCCTCACGAACCGCTTCTCGTTTCACGGCCCGGCGTCGTTCCAGCTCGTCGAGACTGCCGGGCGTCATCCACTCTGCGTCCCCGTCCCGATCGACGCCGATCACCTCCGCCGGTCCGACGGCCTTGATGGCATCCGTCGAACCGCGGACCTTCAGCATCGGGTACGCGCTGATCTCCTCGGTCGTGGCGAGCTGCAGCTCGCTCGCGTAGAGACCCAGGATGATCGGTAGCGCCGTCTCAAGTTGCCCGATCGGTAGACCATCGTCGGACAGCTGGTCGATCACGAACGACGGGCGCGGCGCGTTCGGGTACTCGATCGGATCGTTCGCCAGGTCCGTCGGCTTCTCCAGGTCAGTCCAGACGCGTTGCGTCGCGAAGCCGTCCGGCTCGTCGTCGAAGTCGAACACCTCCGTCCGCCACCGGATCGTTCCGGCTGACGTGACGTACGACAGGGTCCGGTAGAGGCCGGTGATGCGGTTGACGTTCATCGGGTCCACGTACGGCTCGATCATGCCGGTCAGCCGGTCGATGCGTGCGACGCCGTCGTCCGTGCGGTACGGCAGGATCGCGGCGATACCGTTCGCGATGTAGTCCCGCATGATCGCTCGAGCCATGCCGCGCGTGTCGATCGCGTCGAGCGCCGCGTCGATGTTCTGATCGGGTTCGCCCGTGTCCGCGTTGACCCAGGCGATCGTGCCGTACCCGCTGGACAAGCGTTCCTTGATGACGCGCGGTCCTTCCGTCTGGGTCTTCGCGACGGCCCGGTCGAACGCGATGCGGCGGGCGGACCCGCTCTTCCACGGCGGGAGGATCGTGCCCGGGTCGGGCCGGTACTCGCCGTTCAGGACCTCCTCCAAGCGTCGCTGGGCGGCGTACCGGTCGATGACGCTAGCGATCGTCATGCGTCGGATCAGGTCTGGCGTTGCGATCATGCGTCGGTTCCCTTCCCTAGAGGCCGGATGCGCGCCGAACGGCGTCAACGTCGGGTCCACGATACAGGACCAGCTCGTCGTGTAGCGCGCCGAGCGCGTCGATCACGTCATCGTGCCGGTCGGCTTTCGTGCCGGTGTACGCGAGGAGTTCGGCCTCGATGTCCGGCATCCAGGGCGCGTCAGCGGGGAAGCGAATGTACCCGCGGCGTAGATCGTTCAGCATGGCGCGCGCCGCGGCCAGCTTGTCGGTTGACGCGGTGATCTCCCTGACGTGAACGCCGCGATTCCGCATGAACGCGACCATGCCCTTCTCCGTACCGGATCGACGCCAGGTGACGCGCGTCATGCCGGCCGCGCGTAGCTGGTCGATCACGTCGCTCGCTTCGGCCTGCACGCGGATCGCGTCCGTGACGTAGATGATCGGCGGGCCGTCCCGTTGCGGGTATGCGCGGCCACGAATAGCGACGCTGTAGTCGCTGCGGGCTGATCCGGTGTACGCGCCGTCGAACCCGACGGCCGTGGTGAACGTCGGGTGTTGACTCGGGTCGGGTAGACGATCGTACGTCGGGACGGATCGGACGAGGGCACCTTCGAGCGGGCGGGGGTTCCCCATGAACAGCGCGTGCCAGTCGTGATCGCCGACGTCGGCCCGTTGCCGGTTCAGGAACTCGATCGGCCTGCGTTCCGGCCACAAGGGACGCCCGGCCTGGTCGATGGCGGGCATGTTGACGTGCCGCCAGCCGCGTTCGATGTACCGGCCGGACGGGTCGTTCTCATGCCACCGCGTCGCGTTCAGGATGACGCTGGCGCCTGGGTGTAGACGCTGGATGACCTCCCGCACGAACGCGTCCGCGCGATCCCGGATGGTAGGGCTGTTCGCTTCCGTCCAGCTCTTCAACGGGTCGTCGATGATCGCGACACCGTCCACGGGCCGGCCGGTCAACCGTCCCCCACGACCGGTCCACAGGATGCCACCGCCCTCCGGTGTCCTCCATTCGCTATCCGTGTCGCGTTCCAGCGGTAGGGACACCTCCCGCGCGATGCGTCGGGCGACGCGCGCCTGGTCCTGCGCGAACTCGATTCCATACGTGCCGTACAGGTGCCGTTTCGTCGGGTCCCGCATGACGGCCAGGATCAGCAGGTGAAACAGCGTTTCGCTCTTCCCGTGTTGCGGCGGGACGCTCGTCACGGCCCGAACACCGTCGTCCGTCAGGGCTTCCTCGAACAGGTCCACGAGCGGTTTCAGGTGCCGCGGCGCGTCGTACCCGGGCGTCGCCATCGGGACGAACGTCATGAGGTCCGTCGCGGCAAGTTGCCGGTGTAGGAGCGCCATCGCTGCTCGTTGCGCCGGCGTGACGCGTTCAGCCTGCCAGGACATCGCTGGGGTCTTCGCCGGCCGCGATGCGTTTCAGCTGCTCGACCGTCAGCGCGTTCCAGTCCACGGCGTTCGTGTTCACGTTCAGCTCGTCGAGGTTCATGGCGCGCCGCTCGATGTCAGCGCCGGCCTGGATGTACCGGATGAGCTGGTACGGCGTCAGCTTGGACGGGTCGAGGTCGCGTAGCGCTTCGAGGCCTTTCGCTTGGACGGCACGCGCGATTCGCACGTGACGGGCGCGGACCTCGGCCGCCTGCGTGCTGGCCCGCTCGCGGGTCTTCGTGGACACGTTGTGGCGGTACTGATCCCGCTGTTCGACCCAGCCTTCGGCGGATGATCGTTTCCGTAGCGTGTTCCAGGCGGGCATGTCGGGATCTTCGGCGATGCGTTCGAGGGGTTCATCGCCGGTGACGTATCGGTCGCGGATGCCGGTCCAGTCGTAGCGTCGCGCCACGCGTGCCTCCTTTCCCGGTCGGCTGGTCTACACCGTAGCGCGCGTGAGTGCCCAGCGGGCGAGGTATGCGAACGCGCGGCGGACGATGGCGAACGGGTGTCCGTAGTGTTCTTGGCTGAACGCGGGTTCGCCGATTGCGTGGATCGAGCGGGTGTTGGTCCGGTGGCATTCTGGGCATAGGGGAATGCCGGCGAGGTACGCGTGGTCGGTTCGGCGGGGGAGGGTCTGGCCGGTCTTGAGGCTGATCGGTCCTTGGACGTGCGCGAACTCGCTGGGGCCGGGTTGCCCGCACGCGTCGCAAGGTTGTGCCTTGGTCCAGGCGATGAACGGGTGGTCGGATGGTCGGCGGGTCTTGGCGCGCTTGGCGGGTTTCGGGACGGGTCGGAACGTCATGTCGGGTCGATCCGTTCCGGTGTCAGTCCTTCGTCGGCGAGGCGTTGCAGCGTGACGGCGCCGTACGCTGGGTGTAGCTCGATGCCGATCCCGATGCGGTCCTTCTGCTGGGCGGCGACGAGGGTCGTGCCGCTGCCGGTGAACGGGTCGAGGATGGTTTCGCCGGGTCGGGTGCTGTTTCGGATGGCGCGGGCGATCAGCTCGACGGGTTTCATGGTCGGGTGGTGATCGCTCTTTGTGGGGCGGTCGATGTTCCAGACGCTGGTCTGGGTTCGGTCGTCCGTGAAGAAGTGAGCGGCGCCGGGTTTCCACCCGTAGAACATCGGTTCGTGCTGGTAGTGGTAGTCGGACCGGCCAAAGACCATCGCGTCTTTCGCCCAGATGATCGAGTGCCGCTAGACGCCGAGGTCGGTCAGGACGCGGGCGAACACGCCGAGCGTGTGACCGGGCGGGCTGGTGACGTACCAGGCGCCGCCGGGTTTCGTGAGGTCGAACGCGTGCTGGAACGCGGCGCGGAGCATCTTCTCGAGGTCGTCGTGCGTCATATCGTCGCCGGAGAGGACGCGGTGTTGTGGTCCGGTGCGACTGCCGGCGCGCGCGATGTTCGTGCTGCGTTCCGGGTCTCGGCCGCTGGACTGGTATCCGACGCCGTAGGGAGGGTCGGTCCAGACCATGTCCACGTGATCGACGTCGAGGCGGGTGTAGACGTTCGGGTCGG